TTACAGATGGCAGGACAAGTAGATTGTGTTGGTGTTTGGGATAACGAACTTTGTATTATTGACTTTAAGACAAGTGCAAAGTATAAAGAAGAATATATGGCCGACCCTTGGTTTCATCAAATGACTGCATATGCAATTATGGTTGAGGAACTTACTGGAGAAGTTATTGATTCAATAGTGGCAGTTGTTGCTGTTGATGGAGGAGGGGTTCAAGTCTTTGAGGCAGACCCTAGAGAATATGTCGATAAGTTATATGACTTAAGACAAAGATATGCAAATTTACACGGAGTATAAAAATGGGAATTAGATTTATAGAAAACGAATGGCATCAAACTAAGATTGCTAATCAAAAGGAAGTTGACGCAGAAATGTTAACAGAGATTGGAGTCACAGAAGAAGAGTTCATGTCTTTCCTTGAAGATGAGATTGAAGAACTTTCAGACGATAAACAAAATGCAATCAATGAACTTATAATGGATTTAGATACACTTGACTCATACGAAGATATGTGGACTATGAGAAAAGGTGGTTATGATACTACTTACGAACTCGGAGAACTTGAAGGATAATGAAAATTGAAGTAGGAAAAGAATATCATATCTACCCGAAGTTTAAAAAGTCTTACACTGAACGTGAAGTGTTTAAGAACAATGACAACGAAGATAGAGTAGTCATAGAAGCACTATGGAGAAGTGGTGCATATATCGTTAAGATTACTAACGAGGAAGAGAAGGAAATGTTGGAAGCATATCTTTCAGAAGATGCAACTGGTGATATGGAGCCATGTGAGTTTGAAGAGAATGAATTCTTAGAATCATTTGACGAGTGTGGACGTGACTATTATATCCATCTTGCAGAAGGTAGTGAAGCAGACGCAGACGAAATGGAAGAACTACTTGAAGAAGAAGGACATGACTGGTTATTTGAAAACAACTATGACTCATGGGATTGTGAACACTTCTTTGGACTGCCTTTAATTGCAGACGAAGTAGACCCCGACAACAGATACAACACAAGGTTTTAATATGATAAGTAAAAAAGAATTTACAGAGAAAGTTGAACAACTAATTCTAAAATCAAGACTAGATGTAGTGGATGCAATCCTTAAGGTTTGTGAACTAAACAATCTAGAACCCGAATCTGCAAAGAGGTTAATATCTCAACCCCTTAAAGATAAATTAGAAGCTGAGGCACAAGGTCTCAACATGGTAAACAGAGGTACAACAGCAAAGGGAACTATAACTAGTTTCTTTGAATAGGAAAATAAAATGGAAAAAGGAAATATCGTAACAGTAGTTACACAAAGTGGTGAGTATGTTGGTAAACTAGTATCAGTGGATGCAGTTACAGAACTAGAAAATCCAAGAATGATTATTAGAAATCCCGAGAATGGTGAGATGGGATTTGCAAAAGGAATCGCTGCAACAGGTGAAGAGAATCCTACAAGTGTAGTGTTTCAAAACATTGTGTTTTGTGTACCCTCAAATGAGAGAGTGGTAGATGCATTCTTGATTGCAACTGGTGAGAAAGATGCACCTAAAATTGAAGTACCAGCAGAGAAGAAGATTATTACTTAATGACGAGTAGAGAAGGATATGACGCCTACACATTATACCTTGGGATAAAGTTACACTTTCATTCCAAGGGATATGACTTCGTTAAGTATAACGGAAAGGTAAAGTCAGACATCAACTCTTTCTTGAAACGCAAGGACAAATACCAATTCGGTAAGTTGTTCAAAACCCACAAACACGAACTACAAAACTTTTACATAGCAAACTTGTCCCATAAAGATTATTGGGCTGGAGATTTGTTAGACGAGGAGTGTAACAAAAGGTTCAAAGAATGGAAGGGAAGACAACAGAAACTTTCATATATGTTTAAGACAGAAGTGTCTGATATGTTACAGAAGAAAACAATAAACAAATTGTTAGAAGTAAAGGAAGGTCAACACCCTCTATTACTGAAACACTTCCTTGCTCGTAAGGTATCAATCGAAACGATTTGTATCATGGATGAGATTATAGGATTCAGTAAAGACTGGGATAGATTGATAGAAGAGAAGTATGTATATCCCGATGTACAACTTAGACTTAACAAATACAAGAGTTTTATCTCTGTAGATTTGGTCAAGTACAAAAAGGAATTAATGGAATTATGTCAGAAGTAACAATCGTAGGAAATGGCCCGAGTAGATTATCGGTAGACTTGGATGCAATCAACCACGAAGTTTGGGGTTGCAATGCAATCTACAGAGATACTAGTGCATGTGATATCGTCTTTGCAGTTGATATGCCTATGCAAAAAGAACTGGTTGAGTCTGATTACTATAGGGGAAACCTAGTTGCATTTGCAGATATAGAACCCCTACCGATTGAAATGATGGAGATTATGAAGCCTGGATTTGAGTATTCACACGAAGTAATCGTTACCAACAAACAAGATGACACACACTTTATGATACAAGGTGATGGAGAATCTACAGATTTTTTGGGTCTAATACGACCCGAATTAATTGTCACTTATAATGACCCAATGCTGAGAAACCTGTTTACAGGAATGTCTGCACTAGGTTATGCAATGATTAATGATTACACAACTATTAATATGGTTGGGTTTGATGCATTGGAAAATGACAACTTTGGAAATATTTATGCAGGAAGTGAAAACTATTTGCATAAATACAATACCGACTCACAAGTGCTTAATGCACAAAGGAGTCAGTTCATAGCACTACTAGAATGGTACTATGGAAAAGGTTCAGTATACTGGAAAAACCCTCTTGACGAAAGTGACGAGGTAAAGTATAATGAACTATCTTATTATGAAAATAGTGAAGAATGGATTTTAGGTCAAGGTCTAAAAACCGAAATATAAAATTGTAATAAAATGCGATATAATTGTAAAAAAATAGGAGAATACAATGTCAAGTAGTTTAGATAAACTAAGAGCTGCAATGGAAACAGCTTCACCAGCAGATGGTGGAAAAAAACAATCCTTTAGTGATGATACTATGTGGAAACCCGAACTAGATAAAACTGGTAATGGTTACGCAGTAGTAAGATTTTTACCAACCCCCGAGGGAGAAGAGATGCCATGGGTATCATACTTTGACCACGGATTCCAAGGCCCAGGCGGATGGTATATTGAGAAGTCTTTAACGACAATCAATAAACAAGACCCTGTGTCAGAGTACAATACACAGTTATGGAATACAGGTATTGAGGCAAACAAAGATATTGCTAGGAAACAAAAACGCAGACTGCACTATGTTTCTAATGTCTATGTTATATCAGACCCTAAAAATCCCGACAACGAAGGTAAAGTATTCAAATACAGATACGGTAAAAAAATCTTTGAAGCTCTTAAGGAAGCAATCTCACCTGCATTTGAAGATGAGACTGCAATCAATCCTTTTGACCTAAGAGGAGAAGGTGCCAACTTTAAGATTAAAATCAGAAAAGTTGACGGATACTGGAACTATGATAAATCAGAGTTCGACAAACCAGCACCATTATTTGATGATGAGAACAGACTAAACGAAGTGTTTGGTTCTATTCATTCATTATCGGGTGTCATTGCTCCAAGCGAGTTTAAGACTTACGAAGAACTTCAAGAGAAGTTACAGAGGGTTCTTGGAACTACAGGTAGTAATTCAACTGCAGAAAGTATTGCACAAGACGAAGGTGAAGTACCTTGGGCAAATGTTAATACTGAAACAGTTGCATCAGAACCAGTAATTGAAAGTGTGGAAACTTCAGCAGGTGTTAGTGCCGATGAAGATGATGCAATGGATTACTTTAAGAAGTTGGCACAAGACTAATAGTCTAGGTCACTTCGCCAAGGGATGGTCTCATTATATAATGTTAAATTGTGAAAGTGAGACCATACACTAAGACCGTGGATTTACTCTTCTTAGAAGAGTGGGGGTACTTAGTAAGGGAAAGGTTAACAGCAAACATTGCGGGTTAATCGGTTAGGAGCGGGTATGCTGTAAAGCGTGGGGCGACTTAACACTTTTTATATAATTAACAACAGAGAAAATATGCCGAGTGTAACACCAAGAATAAACCATAAAAGTAGACAGGAAGAATCTTTCGACCAACTACTAAGAAGGTTCAAGAAAGAATGCGATAACGCAGAGATAGTCCAAGAGATTAGAGATAGAAAATATCACGAAAAACCTAACGACACTAAGAACCAAAAGAATCAACAGTTGAAGAGACGTAAGAAACTAGATGCTGTTAAACGGAATGCACCGACAAGAAGTAGAAGAAGATAATGAAACAATGGCATGGTGGAAAGGGTTCTAAGAGAAGGAACTCAAACGAAGAAGCTTATGCCGATGGTTGGGAACTTGCATTTGGGAAAAAGAAACCCGAACTTAAAGTAAGAAAAGAGACACCATCCCATGGTGCATCAAAAGTCCATTCGGACAAGACCAAATACAATCGTAAAAACAATCCTTTAGATATAGAATAATTTTCACCATATACTTTTTAAAAGTATAAATAGATGTATGGCTGGACTATTCGAAAAATTTAGTAATCTCAAACCCTCTGAGATTGCAACACACAAAAAAGAAAGTCTTGAATGGTTTAGAAAAAACCTAAAGCGTTTGGGTGATACCAAAAGAGAGTTTATTAATAATGCA